GGGTGATGACATGGGAGCATTAGGCTATGTTTGTTAATGCGGTAGAGAAGAGTACATACATCTAGGAACTCTTCTCGACTACAGATGTTGGGGAGGAAGACTTCTGCGAGGCAGCATGTTTCGTAATCTGCCAGGGATTGCTCAGCGCAGTTATGAACAATGATGTTGTTAGCAACAAAGTTATGAGTGTCTTCAACTGTCATGTCATACACGTCAGTAATGGGACCCTCTTCAATACCAACAACAATAGGCCAGTTAGTTAAACCTGTACGTAACTCTTTTGGAATATTAATAATTGGTTTTGTATAGTCACTCTCTGTAGAGATGAAGTCACCATTTAAACCATGCTGCTGGTGATTGTTATCACAACTATATCGGGTTACTGTTGAATGTTCTGAATGGCTGAGACACTCTAGGTTTTCAATACTATTGTTGTGAGTATTACCATCAACGTGGTGAATATCATGATCCTTTGGAATAAAGCCAAACACTCCTTCCCACACTAACCGATGTTCCATAATCTGTTGTGCTGTTGGTTGTGAAGTAAGACGAACACCTGAATATTGAGCACCACGCCGAGTACGTGATAGGTGTACAACCTTCTCACCAATCTGTAAGTCTTTAGCTTCTACCCAACCACGACCAGCAGAGAAGATCTTATGGTCTGGAGTACAGGTTACCTCTGCTCCAGTATTAATCTTAATCTTAATAGTCTTAGCATCTTTCTTACTAATCCAAGAAGCAGTTGCTTTCTTTACACCTAGTGAACCATCATCCAGCATGGTGTAGACATATGTAGGTTCTGTAATGTCAGCAATACGTTTCTGTCCGAATACTGTACTAACTAGAGTATCCGGATGCAAGCATGGATTGTATCCTTGAACATTTGGATCTGGGTATTGAGTTTCTCCGAGACGACCAACCTTTCGGCTGAGCTTAAGGTTGATAAGACCGTAGGGTTCACCCTTACCTTCGTAACCATCCCAGAAGAATTCGTGCAAGTCAGAGACATCGTCACAGACCACGGAGTTGTTGGACATGGCTCGCCATGATGGGATGTTTCCCAGGTCCCATCGTTTAGCAAGTAAATACTCAACATCATCTGAATCTCCAATTGCAATCTGAGCACTACGTCGGACGTTACCAGCAACAACAACAGCACCAATAATGTTCATAACATCTAGGGCATCAACAGGTCGTAGCTTCTTACCTGCTCTCTTCTCTAAGACCTTACTGATTTGCTCAATGCCCCAGCATAGGTCTTCTGGTCCACTAGCTACACCACCAAAGCCCTTGATTGGAGCACCCTTGCCACGAATCATCTTGGTGCTATAGGTGAAGGTCTTAGCACCTGTACTTAGAAAAGCTGCTTTAAGCGTTTTAGCAAGTAACTTAACCCAGCCCTCACGACTATCTGGAACGATAAAATCAGCGTCAGAACCATCACTACGGGTAGGACAAGTAAAGTCCAGATTAACAGGAGGAAGTTTATCAATGTTCTTCTTCTGGATGTTATAGCCAACACCACTACCTAGCATCAGCATGTCCATTGCCCAGGTGAAGGGACGAATGGGGTTATCAATTGTTGTGAAGGCACAGTTTTGTAGGGATGATAGGCCAAGGCGATCTACTGTCTCTGTTCCCATCTGCCACCAGAAGCGTCCTGCAACACTACCCTTCAGGCTTGTTAGATAGCCCCGTAGGCGATCTTCTTCCTCTGAGGTAAGCCCTACCCCTAGTTGCTTGTCTGCGCTGCGTAGGATGCGTTCTACGGTCTCTGGGAACTCTTCTGTGCGGCTGTTAATGTCTGCTTCATCTACTCGACGGGAATAGGTACGCTTGTAAACTAAATAGCCAATGGTTGACCAAGGTGTTTCTGTCATTCTTCTTCCTTTTGAAATACTAACCGGATAATACCTAGATCAATGACACATGAAATACCATCTGATCCTGGAAACTCAATACCAACCATGAAGCCGGTAATTAAACCTAATGAAATAATCATAAATGACCTTCTGCTTGTACTTGTTCTAGAGCTACTTGGCGACGAATGATCGCCTTGGCTTCCGTACTAAGGTCTTGCCAGATGGTGTGCCCGAATCTTTTGGACTTGAGGAACTCTTCGAACGTGTAGATCGCGTAGAAGTAGCCTGCTTCAACCCAGTCTTCTGCTTCTTGGCTGGTGATCTTTGTTTCTTCTCGCATAGTGTTTTTACTTTGTGACATGGTTTGCATAGGACTTGCAGGTTATCTGTTGAACAGAAGAGGCGGGCTATGTAGTTGTCCCATGTTGTAAAGCCCTCTAGGGGGTCTACAACAGGAACAATGTGATCTACCTCTACACCCTTAGCAGTGAACAGTTTAGAGCAACTAGCGCAGGTGTAGAGCATTGCCTTACGTCCTGTAGCAGCATTAACGCCTTGACCGTTACGTGCTGCCTCTAGTGCCTTCCACTTGTTAGGCCACTTACGTGCCCCTGACCTAAGTACACTAGTGATGAAGGAGTTATACCTACCCTCTGTCCACTCAGGAGGGTAGTTCACTTAGAACTGTTCTCCTTGTGCTTCAACATCATCCAGTAGGCGACTTAGTGTGATTGGATAACCATAGGATGATGATAGGAAGTCTAGGAATAAATCTACAATATCATTGTAGGGTACACCATTTGAAACAATACGCTTTACTGTTTGTGTTGCATTACCATCGGTTGTTTCGATACAGGTGAATTCAAATTCTTGGGTGAAGTTCATTTTGTTTCCTTTAATTGAAATTGATTAGATACGAAGTATTCACAATCACCAGTGATTTCATGTGCTGGTGGCTTATTGAACCAGGATTGCCAGTGTTCCTTTGGTGTTGCAGTGTAGCGGTAACACTGTTCTTTCTGTGGGCACTCAAAGCCACTACACATGGAGATGTCAGGCATTTGTTTCTCCTAGCAAAGCGTTATAACTAACAGGGAATGCACTCTCTACATCAACAGCAATGAGTTGTGCAACCTTACGTGTTTCCTCTTGTGTGTCTTCCTTCAAGCGGAGGCGTAGCATATCACAATAGGCCCCTAGTGTTCCACTCCAAATCCATTCTGTCATTGTGTTCTGAGGCAACACCATGCGTGCTTGCTCTGGGGCTACACCTTCTTCTAGCAGTGACTTGTATTGAGAGAGGGACCACCGGGTGCTGTCCTGATCTACAACTGTCACTGGTGAAACAATGTCCACTGTACTTCCTTGCTTCTTATCCTTATTACGACCACGCCAGCCAGCAGGGAAATAGAACTCTGGTTCATCATCTACATACCTACGACTCACTTCATTCCACGGCATAAACTTGTGCTTAACAAGTTGACGAGCTACGAACACTGGGGCCTTAACGCGGAAGGATAGGAATGAATGGTTGAAGGGACTAAGGTGCTTGTGTTTGGCAAGGTAGTTGATAAGCTTTACATCCTTACCAGACAGTTGATTAATGGTGAAGGTTTCTTCAGAGTTAAGTATCGTTACCTTAGTACCTTCCCACTCACTAGCCTTTGAGAAGGATACTCGTGCTGCATTGACAACACTAAGATCACTACCACAGTAATCAAGGAACTCAACACTAATGTCAGAGATTTTCATTTGGTTTCCAGAAGGGTAAAGGGAATCCTGTTGCAGCCTGTGTACCTAAACAAGTCCAGCAGATAGGTAGTGCATCATCAATAGAAGTTAAGCCTGTGGGGCGGTAATGGCAGGTCTTGCAACTCTGTATCTTCATGTCCGTATTTGAACTCACTGATTTCTTCAAGGGCTTCTTCATATTTTGTGTCATTCAAGATCTTCTTCGGTTTTGTCCCAAAGGTCTTCTTCGGTTCCTTCGTTGTAACCGTCCCATGCCTCATCTTCTTCATTGTCATTTAGTTCTTCCTGTTCATCTACATCTGGTACATATACACGGGGATACATCTTAACAAGTTTATCTGGGAATAGGTTTACCAAGTCTTCAATTGAGATCTCTAGAAATGTGGTCACATCTTCTGGGCTATCGAAAGATGTACCAATGAACTCAATCATTGAGTGTAGTTTATTTTGATAGGTTGTCATACTTACGCTCAAGGTATTCGATGCTTAGGAACATCTCATCAAAGCAACCATCCTTAACATCATTAAGAACCACTAAGCCTCGCCAATGTCTGTTGCTTAGTTGATCCATGTAACTCTCATCGTGTAGATAGTAGGAACCTGCAATGATGGCACATAGGGCCTTACCATCTGCTCTCTTACCATAGGCAACCTGCTTACCCTGCTGGTGCCCAGCTACACAGGACATATGTAGCTTACTGATAATTACTGCTGCACTGCTAGCAGGACGGCCCATAGCACCGACAGGCCAGTAATGATTGAAACCAACACCAGAGATAAACACTGGCTGTAGAAACTGATGAACTTCCCAATCTTTTTCATAACATAAGTCCTGGTTACTAAGCATCCCTTCAAGCATAGGGTTGTTGTTGATTGCCCTGTTGATGCGATTTTCATGGTTTCCCATCAACATCACTAAGCGAGGGCAGTAGATCTTTTCCTTGTTCTTCTTCTGCTGTGCTTGCTTCTCTCGCAATGGGTCTAGAAGGGCCTTCATAGCCTCTTTGGCAGCCTCTACATCCTTCTTGTACCGTAGACCCTCAAAGTACTTACTACCTGCCTTGTCGTGGCTAGAGAGGCTCGGCATGTCTGCGAAGTCCCCTAGGTTAACAACTACATCAGGCTTGTAATCAATGATTGCCTGTCCTGCCCAAGTAAGGTGTGATGTGCGTACACCCTCTTTAATCTGGCAGTCAGGAATGATTAGGATGCGCATCAATAAACAATCTTATCCAGATGCACTGCGTAGTAGTTATGTACTGTACGGATAGCCTGGATAAGAGTGAACAACATTTCTCTATCTAGTTCTCGATCATTACTGTACATAGGAACACTATTACCATCTAGAAAGTCTTTCTTCAAACTATCAAAATCACTGGCTAAGCGCTTTTGAATGAGTACATCTAGCATGTCATCATCAATAGATAGTTGCATCATGTTCTTTCAGTTCAGTTACTCGGGGTAGGTCTACAACACTAACTAAATACTCTGGTCCGTTACTATACAAGAATGTTCTAACTTCAGGCCAGCATACTTTCTTATATGAGCAATAGGAGCATGAGGTACATAGCTTCATGTTCTTACTGGTCTTGCTCTGTGGTACTGGAGCAAGTCGAGGTAGTTGTTCGATTGGACGCTTGACGTATTCTACTGCTGCCTCTGCGTTATCCTCAACCATCTTCTTATCAACCTTAATTGGATACCAGCCAATGTGACCTAGTTCCTTTTGGATTGTTAAGAAGCCTGCATCTTCATAACCTAGTGCTAGGGCATAGCCACCTAGCTGCATCTTATAACCGAATGGATCATCAACCAATCCATTCTTAAACTTCTCTTCACCATACTTGGTGGTTGACTTCACATCTGTCAGTACATCGTCTACAACAGCATCAATATACCCTGTAACCTTCCAACCATCTGAGAGAGTGAGGATAGCCCTCTCTTGCTTCTTCTCCACTGTGTGCCCTGCTGCCTCTGCAACACTAAGTACCAGTTGCTCTAGCATGTCACCATAGAAGAACTTGAGGCGAGTATTACCATCAATGTCTTCTGCTAAGGTAGCATGGTTAACGCGGTAATTAAGCTTACGTGGACATGGATCACCTAGTTCACTGAAGTGCAGGGTTTTATCTGCACGTGTCTTAGTGGTGCCAATCTTGGCATACACCTTAGTGAGTGCCTCTGTTAGATCAAGGGATGAAAAAGAGCCCGAAGGCTCCTTTCCTTCTAGTGTGGCATATACATCAGCCACTAGCGTTGTTACAGATTTCAAAGGTTTTCCTATTAGAGAACTTCTTCTGCTTCTTCTTGTGAGGTCTTAGCCTCTCGTGCCACTAGCTCAGTGATGACTACACCACCCTTGCTATTGACCACTGGACCCTTACCATGTGCCTTCTCAAACTTGTGGCTATATGAACCACTTACATCAATCACTGCCTTAGTTCCATTACCAATGTCACCAGGTTGTACGAGGTTACCAGCATCATCCTTGAATTCCCAGGCATATAGGGACTTAGCATTGAAGTGTAGACCATAGTCAGGCTTCTCAGGGTTACTCTTCATCTTGATGCCATACTCTGATGCTAGCTTCTCAGCAGCCTTAGGGCTAACCTGACACACTGTTAACTTGAACTTCTTGTTGTCTGAATCGAATGAAGTATTTAGGGTAACAGAGTCGTTAATCCAGAACAGTTGTGCATTGATCTTCATGGTGTTTCCTTTGGGTTAATGTACGTCGTACCAGTTGGTTCCATCTTTAGCTTCAGCATCTACTGGACACCTGAACTCTAAAACTTCACCTGCTTGGTGAGCAGATTGTACTGCTATGGTTTTTACAATGTCAACAAAGTTTTTAGCTACTTCAATCTCTACCTCGTCATGTGAATAGTTGATCTGCTTGTACTCAATGCCAGCGGCCTGTAGGTTTCTACGTAGGCAGATAAGCCACTGTTTGCTGATGATTGCACCAGCACTCTGTAGTAGGGTGTTAAGGGCAGCATGAGGGCTTCTGACATGCACCCTACGACCATCTAGCCCAGGTAGTGTACCCTTCTCTGCAATCTTAGCAACCTTCTCCTGTAGCTTCTTAAGGGCTGGTGTTCCCTTGAGGAAGTTACTCAATAGCTTACGTCCTTCATCAGCACCACCACCAACAATGGAACCAATCTTAGCTGGTCCTGCACCATACAATGTCGCATCCTTGTGTTCAGTACAGGTCGCTACTCTGTACCCGTCCTTGCGGACTGCTGCTAGTCGCCTAGCAGAGCAGACTATATCATCACCCTTTTTCAAGGGGCTCGGCGCTTCCACCACCAATAGCTTGTGGTGTACTCCCTTGCGGGATAGTCGTTGCACCTTCTAAATACTTTACTGCATTCAACAATACTTCCGTATTGTCATGTAGTAGACCTAATGCCCTATTGCAGTTGTGGCAGAGTAGTCCCCTGACAGCTCCTGTTTTGTGGCAATGATCAACTACTAACTTCATCTTATGGTGTTCTGCCATTACAAAGCCTTCACTATTACAGATTTTGCAAAGACCGTTTTGATCCTTGAGCATTCGGTAATAGTCCTTGATTTTGATTCCGTATGTGCGCTGTAGGTACGCAGAACTCAATCCAGAATCAACACAAGGCTGGCTACAGTAGAGATGACTAGGTGCTTTTGGGGTAAACACTGTTTCGCAACACTTACAAGGCTTTGGATGAAACTTACCCTGTGGATACTTGTTAGGTGCTGCTGTCATTTCTGACTGAGGCTTGTTCTTTACTGCGTACATATTCCCTCCTATGTTGAGTGTACGCGAGTATTATACCATAAAATAATGTTCAATGCAATACTTAGCTTGGCTCAGGATTGTCTACATGAGAGTTTCCCTGAGTTCACCGAGTTTTAATCGAGAGGTTTCCCTCAAGTCATCCTAACATTAAGATGAATGTCTTAGCTTGTGCTCGTGTATCTAGTCCTGCTGCGTGTTGGTTCTTTGTGTGAATATCTCCTTCAAGTAGTTCACGCTGATAGTCAGCATCTTGCATGTAATGGGCAAGGCAGCGTAGCTCAATACCAGAAAGGTCAATACCAACTAATGCCTTGTCTTTCGGCACAGACCAACACTGACGCATCTCTTTACCATATGGAACAGTGACACCAGCAACCTGAGACATATTAGGCTTACTATGTGTGCAACGCCCGGTAACAGCCCCAATGGAATTAACATAACCATGAACTCTCCCATCATCTTCTACTGCCTCTAGCCAACTCTTCAGTTGACTAATACGCTTGGTGAGCATAAGGGATTCATTGACTAGCTTAGCCTCTGGAATATCTACACCATCTAATGTTCCCTCATCGACAATCCACTTACCACTGGGTGTCTTGGTTGATGGTTTCCATCCTAGTTCAATAAGTCTCTCTGCAATGTGGTCACGACTATTGACATTGAACTCAACTACCTTGTCCTTCAGTCGCTTACCCGTCTTCTCAGATACTCTTACCTCCACCTTGGGTTGCCACTGTTCCTGTAGACCCTTGATGATGGTTTGTTGTCTATCCTCAAGGGTGGCTAGTAATAGGGTTGAATGAGGTACATCTAACATCCATCCATTGCGTTGTTGCTCTGCAAGGATGTCTGCAACCTCATGCTCTAACTCAATGGACTTATTAGAGAACCTCTTTAAGTTTACCTCTAGGGTTAGATATAGTTTCTCTAGTACCTCTACATCTTGCTTGTTGTAGGCAACCAGAAGATCCATATCTGGATTATCCCAATTGCTATAGCTACCCTTGAGTATTCCTAACCTCTTACCCCATGCATCTAGTGAATGCCCATCCTCCAGGTCAGGTTTAGCTAGTCTACTCATGACTAAGGTGTCACGCTGCATGTTATGGGGAATATTAATACCCCATAACTTGTTTAGTAGGTAGAAGTCAAAGGCAATGCCGTTATGTGCTACGCATACTTGATCTTGTACTATAGGTGCTAATGTAGTTGCATCATAATGTACCCGTACGTTTCCATGTAGTTTGGTAGCTACACACCAGATATGGGTGTGTTTGCTATTGGTCTCAATATCTAGGAATACCACGTTACCCCTTAATACCGTGGGCTGCCTCAATGGCTCGGGCCAGTTCAATAATGTTGATTTCGTCGTCGTACTCACACGAAACGCCGGCCCAAAGGTCAATGATTTTTTCTTCAATTAGTGGAGACTGCACCGCGCAGTCCATCCCTGCGTTCCACGCAAGCCCTGCGATAAACCTATCTGATTTGTCGAGCTTCCCACGGGTAAACCATTCCTCAAAGCTGGCGGCAGGCTGGACCAGGGCTGCGCGAAGGGTTTGAATCTCAGCCATGTGTTCCCGCAAGGATTCCTGCGTTGCCTCCAACAGCGACCAATCTCGCTCGTTTTCTGCCAGTGCTGCGCGTAGTGCGTCGGCGCGTTCCTGCGCCTGATACCACTCGCCGTGGTTGAGCATGTAATCCATTGCCATCAGTGCTTGCTGGGCTGCTTCTCGTAAGCTCATGAGTTCTCCTTGGCGTGATTGTGCGGGTGGCTGCGGTGTGGTGTAAAGAGGCGTCCAACTATGGTTCTTTATGCCCATGTATATCTCCTTGGGTATGGGTTCGGTTACAAACGAGCCCTAATTAGTAAGAATTATCTATTTAGCCTAATTACTTGAATGGGATAAACTTCCCTATTTCCTTCACTGAACCAAGTAACTTTATAAGTATTCATAGGATTTCCTCTTCAGGTTTAGCACTCTCATGTAGCCTACCACTGGTGGCATCATAGCGCAAGAAGAATGTCTCACCAGTGGCTTGCCCAGTGTAGCGATCTTTCAGTACACGAAAGGTAGTAGTCTGACGAACAATAGGGTCATCTGCTTGCTTGTCACGCTCTAGGCCAAACATATAGTGACTCCAGCGTGCAATGGAGCGAGATCCAGTGAAGTCACGCTCCCTTACTCGTGCCCCTTCCTCGTGACTCTTGCCATCGGCAGGTGTTGACAGATGACTGATGAAGTGAATGATAAGGCCGTCACTCTGGGCCAATGATGCCATGTCTGCCATAAGCTTGTCCAGGCTTCTACGTTCATCCTCTGCGTCTGCTGTAAGGGCTGTCAGGTGATCCAGATAAATCATTCTGATACCTAGTGCCTTCTTCATGTATCGAATCTTAGCCTTGATGGTGGACCATTCCTTACTACCAAAGTGTTCAAACAACCAGAGTTTATTACTTACCTCTAGTTTCTCCACTGAGGTGATGAACTCTTCTTGTGTCCAAGCAGCACCAGGAATATGGTATAGCTTGCCATCAATCTTGCCACAGACCCTAGATACTGTTTCTGTTACTGGTTGCTCCAGATAAATAACACCAACAGATTCTCCCATCTCAATATCATAAGCAATGGATTGGGTAAATACATCTGTCTTGCCTACACCTACACCAGCACCAAACCCATATAGTTCTCCCTCACGGCGCCCATGAGTGAGGGTTGTCAGGGTAGGGAAACACCAAGGGATGCCAGGTTTCTGTGGTGCCAGTAATCTCTCTTTAATTGCAGATACAGAGACAATACCCTCTGGCCTATATTCCTCTGCTTCCCAGAATGCCTTAACGAACTTGGCACTAGATTGCTTGGTTAGATAATCATTAGCATCCTTACATCCTGCTGGGTGTTTAAGTACCTTAGCCTTAGACCCAAATAGTGCAGCCACTTCCTCTGTAGCCTTCTGTCC